TGGTTGTTCCAACCCTGCGTGCCCACCGCCGTTCCAAAGCTGTTGATCGCGAACACCGGCGTTGGAAGACCCGTCGTGTAAGCCGAGTTCGAGGCGATGGTGAGCATGCCGTCCATGTCAAGTGCGTTCGTCGACAGGTCGGTCGCGAAGCCGGCATAGCCGCCCGAGCCGGCATAGGCCGCGGTCTGCGTGCCCTGGGTCTGCCCGTAGATGTTGACCCACGACTGACCCACCGTGATGGCCGTGAGCTTCGCCGAAGCCGCGCTCGGCGAAAAGGTCGTGGTCGCGTTGATCTCGACAAACCAGGCATAGCCCCAGGCGCCAGCCTGCGGCGTGCAAGAGAAGGTAACCGTCTTCGTTCCATTGACCGTCGGACCAACCACGTTCGAGGCCGCGGAGACGATCGCTGTGCCGCCATTGATCACGTCCGAGGATCCGTCGGCGTTGGTGCGCAAGTACTGCGTGACGATTCCGGCCGCGACCGTGTTGTTCGGATTGATCGCCGCCCGGTAATTCAAGGCCACAGCGTAAGCCGCGGCGTAGGCGCCGACGGGAAGAACGCCGAGGACGTATTTCGCATTGTTGAGCGCGGAAAGCACGCCGACCGGAGTGGTCGTGGTCGTGATCTGGAGAGCCCCATTCGAGGCCGTGGTTCCGGCCCCGCCCAGGTAGCTGCGCTCCTGCTGGCGAATGAAGCGCAGGAGCTGCCACATCTTACCGTCGCCCAGCGCGTCCTCGTAGCCCTCGGACGCCGAAATCGATTCGTAAGTCACGAAGTCGTCGGTGCCGAGCGTCACGTAAGGCGAGCTGAAATTCAGCAGGGAGAAGCTGCCGTTCGAGTTCGTGTTGCCCTCGGAAACGCCCGGGAACTGCTGTGCGGCGTCGATTGCGACTACCGCCTTCCACTGCGGCTGCACGCCGTAACCGGCGTTCACCTTATCCCACCGCGGCGTGGTGTTCCGGATGTGCGAGAAGATCGGGTCCAGCATGTACGCCGGCGCCCGGAGATCGATGAAGTTCAAGCCCAGGCCCGTGGTGATGCCCACGGTCGTCGACTCCTTGGCCAACGACTTTCCGTGCATCTTCACGAACCGGCGCCAGGCGTCGGCACCGTTCTCCGAGACCATGCGCTCGATCTTTTGCATGTCGGTCTTTGAGATCAGTTGAGCGAACTGCGCCTGCGAAATGCCATTGTGACCATCAGCCACCGAAGAAGGGTGCATGGAGATCTCCTCTACCGGCGGCCTGGATTTTGAACTCGCGCTGGGAGAGCGCGTCCTGCTGAAACCTTACTTTGCGATGAGCTCGCCGAACGTCTGATCGACCGTGAGCCCCTTGCCCATTTCGCCAGCGCCGGTGTGCGGGATGGCAACCGGAGCCGGAGTCGTCGCAATCTTCTTCTCGAGCGCATCAACTTTGGCAAGGACCGGAGCCAGGGCAGCGGTAACCGCCTTGGTGATCGGGTCGGCAGCCAGAACGGCGGCATCAGCGGCGGCCTTTGCAGCCACATCGGCGGCGGCCTTGGCAGCCTTCTCGGCCGCGTCGCCCTCGGGCTCTTCGCCAGCGCCGGCTTCCTTGGCGGCCTTCTGGCATTTCTCGCAGTGATCCATCATGGCCTGCGAGCTCTTCACGAGCGGGTGGTCTTTCGAGAGCGTGCTCTCGAGCTTTTCGTGGTGAGCTTTGTGCATCTCCATGTGCTTGTCGAGATGGTCGGAAATCGATTTCGCCGCCCTGGTGAGACCAGCCTGATCGGTGATTTTCATCGCCTTTGCTCCTTTGCCGCCCGCCGCGGCCGCTTCGTCTGCTTCCTCGATCACCATGGCCTTTAACTGCGCCAGGAGCTCGAGCCACGCCTCGCGCAATTTATCGGGAACCTTGCTGCCATCGTCCTCGAAATCGCGCTCAAATTCAGTGTTGAGACAGAGCCAATTTAAGCCCTCGACGATTTCGGCCAGCCAGCCGACCTCGTACAGCCCCTTTTTCAAAGCGATCTTAGCACAGGCCCTCGTGATGGCGGCCTTATCCGCCTCTGACGTCCAGTCCGCCGGGACCAAGCGCATGAGCCCTAAAGCCTTCGCCCGGGAGACGATGTGCTTCTTTGCCGCGGTCTTGTCCTTGGCCTGACCCTGGGCCTTAACGGCCGTCGACAGATCTTCCTCGCTCTCGATCGGGAACGAACCATCCGCCATGGCAGCGCCGGTCGTGACCAGGCGTTGACGCTCTTCGTTTGAGAATTCCCGCTTGAACAAAAGCGACAGTTGGTTGACCGCGCCCTCGATTTTATTGAGGCGCTGCGTGCTGGGGTCGGGCATCTGCAGGGGCACGGCTTCAGTCGTGCCGTTCGACTTCCTGAGTTCGACCGTCCGCCCCTTCATGGTTTCGACCAGGGCGGATGGCAGGCAGGGAGAGTCGACAGCCGAGACCTCGGCAGGATCCGCGATGTAGCGCCGGCAACCCTTGTGCACCGGGTCCGGCAGGAGCTCGCCCACGTAGTCGCCGCCCTGCGAGAAGCCGATCAGGACGCCCTTTTTAAACTTCTGGATGGCGACAGGCTCGACCACGTTAAAGCCCATTTTGATGGTCTTGTTCGCGTCGTCGAACTCGATGGTCCGGCCGGCTCCGATCGCGATCAGCTGGTGCATTTCCCGCATCGGCATGATCGAGGGCTCCATGCCCTCGACAGCCGACGTGAGTTTGAACATGCTGGTGACCTTGGCTTGGTAGAACGGCTTCGTGCCCTCGTAATCGCAGACCTCGTTCTCGAGGTCCGGCTGCTCGGCGGTGACCACTCCAAAGACGTTAATGGAGCCATCGGTCTGCTCTTCCATCTTCACTAGCGGTACAAATTTCGAGAGCTTCATTGCGAGTACTCCAGGAGCCACCAGCCTGCTCCGTCCCAGATCAGGCTGACCACGCCGCCACGGTTTCATTCTGTGTTGACGGGTTTTTCAGCAAATTCGAGAGGTTTCCCACGTTACACCTCGGACAGGCCTACTCTGTGAATCCGTGCCCTATCGACGGCCAACGAAACCACCGAACGGAACTGTGGCGTTGCCGGTCTTGACGCCAACAGCAACCGCTGGCTTCGCGGTGGCCTTGGAGACGACAGGAGCCGCAGACAACGCGGGCCCGCCAAGACCATCCTCGTCCACGTACCAGACGCCACCGAAGGCGTCAAGCGTGATCGAGTCGCCAGCGCTACCGCCGAAAATGACCGTATCGGCGACGCCATTGATGCCGTTGGGGGCCGTTTTCAGGGTGTAAGCAAAGGCGTCGAGGGCGATGATCTTCATGGTCGCGCCGTCGCTTCCGTTTTCCATCTGAGGACCGCGAGCCGGCTGGGCGAGCGTCATTTCGACAGGGGCGCCAATCCTCAAAAAGGCTTTCCCGCCGTGCACGATCGCGCCGGCAGTGACATAGAGGGCCGCCGCGTGATGGTTGACCTCGTCCAGATAAACGGCTGTCTGAATCGCGGAAAGACGGTCACCGGGCTGCTGGGGGTTGGCGGTTTTGAAGTTGATCTGCTGCATTTCGGATGCCCTCCTGGCTCGAAGTAAATCCTAACATGGGCAGTTTTCTGGCCAATTTCCGCAACTTCTTCCGTTGCCGTCCGCTGATCCCTTTAGGGCGCCGGCCAGCATGCTCGGTACGGGCGGCCGCCCTGATCTGCGAGGCGCCACGCTGGAAGGAAGCCCGCGCCTTCTCCGCAGCGATGTACTCCCGGGCACGAACCTGGAACTCAGGATCAGTGACCTTGTCGACCAGTTCCTGGGGCATGCCCTCGAGCTGGGCGGGATCAATCGAGCCGTCGTCGTTGAAAGTGAGCGCGAGCTTTTCTTGTTTATTTTCTATAGGTTCCATCGGCTGTTGTATCGCATGGCTCATGTCAACGATCTTTTTTTGCGAAGGCGCCGGGGCCTCTATGGCCCGGGCGGTTGCCGTTTGATTTCCCGGTCGTTTGCGCTGAGGGTAGCAGGCGAAATACCAGGAGCGCCTCGACGTACGCGCCGAAACCGGAGCCAACCTGGTGGGAACTCATAGCCTGGAGCTCATAGTCGGCCGCGAGACCATCGATGGTGGTCTCAACATCCTTGACCAGACAGGTTTCTACAACGTGCGGGGCTTTGGAAGCAGCCATCTATCGTCCTTTCCGATAGGGAAATTCACAGTTCGGCAGCCCACGCTGATCGTATGGGCGTGAAGCGTCGAGATAGCAGGGAGTGATGAAGTAATTCTCATTTAGGCAAGCCGCGACGGCCAGATCACGAGACGAGAAGATACCTTGAAACTCCCACTCCTCGTCGCCGCGCCATTGACCGCAAAGCCACAGCTGTGCGTGTTCCATTAGTCCTCTCCGGCGATTTTCGTCACGGTCAGCCAGCAACGGCAGGCAGGATGCGCACCAGGCGCATAAATCATCGGGGCGAACTCGTAGCCGACCTTTACCGGACCCAGCAGCGCAAAGCTGGCGCAGAGTGGGCAGCACCCGAGGTCCATGACCGTCCACTGGTACTCAAGAACCATTCCCGAAGCAAGCCAGGCATTCAGATGGCCAAAAGTCTGCTGCCTGGCGATCTCGTTGTCGGCGATCAGATCGCCGTGCTCGGGGGTCCAGACCACGCTGGCCTGGAGCACGGCCTCGAGCTGCTGGGGCGTCCAGTCCTCCGCGATCGCCTGCTTCAGAGTGGTTAGAACGCTATCCTTCGCCGTCGTCGAGATCGCCCAGGCCGGCGCGGTGGCCTCGGTGAGCGTGCCATCGTCCTCGAGGTCGTAGCCGACCATCTCGGCAGCGCGCTCGTCGGCCGCCCGCTTCGCCTTGGGCATCGCTTCGGCGATGGTGCCGGGGAGCGATGCCCCAAGGTTAGACGCAACCTGGTAAGCACCCGCGTGAACGCCTTCCTCCGCTGCGATCTCAAAATAGGGAGCCGAGAGCCCGTAGAGCGTCTCGTAATCCCAGCCGAGCAGGGCGATGATCTCGGCAGCCCGGCGATCGCGGTCGTCGGTGTCCTTCAAAAGCGTTCCACGTGCCACACTCGCTTTCGCGACACCGAACTCCTGCGCGGCCTTGCTCGAGACCCTCGCCTTCTGGTCAGCCAGGAACTTCTTTAGCTGGCGCGCGAAGTCGTTCCGAGCCTGCCGGCTGTGGGGAGTGAGGTCGCCCGCGCGGGCCTTCAGACTGGCAATTTTCTTGACCTTCGCCGGTTTCGGCCGCCCACCGATCGGGGGTTCGTCCTCGGACCCAGCGGCCGGCTTGTCTGAGATGGACATCCACCCGGTAGTAGTCATGCTCCCGAGCTCATTAGCCTGGGGCTCGGACCGGGGGTCGTCGCCACGGGCCTCGCGGATCTCGTTCACGCTGTAAGCGCAGGCTTTGAGATAGAGCGTGTCAACCTGGGCCTGCTTCACGGGATCCATTTCCCGCTCGTCGAGGTACGCGAATTCCACGTCGTCGAGCTTCATCTGCCGCTCGATCACCTGGCCGTTCATCACGTTCTCGATGTGCTTCAGGTAGGGCTCAAGCCCCTCGATCTGAGCCACATCAGAGGATTCTTTCGCCGTGCCCCGGTTAACCTGTTTGAGCATGTTCTGTGGCGAGATAGAGAAAGCAAAGGCCACTACGCGAACGAGATATTCGTTGATCACCGGATCGATGAGTACTTCATGGGGCGAAAACTGTGCATTGTGCTTGCCGTCGGGGATGAGGATCATTCTCCGCTTCATCGCCAAGTTGCCAGCCAGCATAGAGTCGAGCCACTTCTGGTGATCCTTGATCTGCTGACTTGTCCATCCTTCTGGAGCCGGAACAAATGCGCGAGGCACGTTGCCTGAAGTGAAATCGAGTTTGATGGTCTGCTGCCAGTTGGCGCCGATCGTGAGCGTCGTGATGATCTGCTCGACGGGGCCGAAGCCCCAGCGTGAGTCAACCCGCGGATTCCGGGGCGAGTAGATCAGTTCGTCGACCGAGTACTTCTTCTCGGTGCCCGTGGCCGCAACGTTCGCCGTCGGGATCCCGAGGATGATCTGCTGGTAGGCCGGCGACGGAGGCTCGGGAACGAAACCGAACTGGTCGAGCAGGGGTGTGATGGTGGCGCCAGAGACCAGGCGCAAAGACAGCACGTCGCCGCCGATCGACTTGATGGGATAGATGCAGGGAGCGTCAAAGACCAGGAGCTGCTCGAGCCACATCCGTATCCACAGGTCGAAGCTATGCACGCCGTCGGGGAAGCGGAGCAGATTTGTGACCTTGGCGATGTTGGGGTTCTTCGTCTGCCGATCAGCCGCAGTCTTCTTCGTCTCGCCGAGCTGCGGTTTGACGCGGATAACCCAAGGCCGATTGACGATCTGGTCCTTCCTGGTCTCGATCATCAGCCGGCAGAGATCGAAGGAATTAGAGACGTTCCAAAGTTGCGGGAACTTGATCGCGACGTCGCCGCGGGGGGTGAACTGGAGGTTGATGCCAGGCGTGAAATCCCACTGCCGGATGCCGGTGCCGAGCTGCAGCGTGGGTCGGATGGGGTTCTGAGGGCTTGCCCAGGAGCCGGGCGTTACACCCTCGATGAGGTTTCCCGCTGGACGGAAAACCGGAGAGAAAGCATCGGCGATCGTCTTAATGAGGCTGGTGCCCATCTCTCCGGTCTCCTCCTATTGCGCGCGGTCAGCTACCTTTTCTACCGAACGCCGCGGGTTGCAGCAACGCGATTGGCTTGGTCGATTTCCGTTTGGGTGCGGCCACCGCTGGCAACCCGGTTGTCTGCATCGATGTCCGCCTGGGTGCGGCCATCATTGACCTGGCCAACACGGGCAGATGCGGCATCGAGTTGCGCCTGGGTCTGTCCATGGCGAAGTCCGACCGGGCCGGAGCCTGGCGCTGGATAGAGAGCCAACGAAAGGCCGAACGTGTTCACAGGGACCGCGGGGCCGACGCCGACGTTGATCGTCTCGGTCACCGTGGTGCCGTCCGGAGCTACAGCCGAAACCGTGATGGCGTCAACTGCGCCGACGGTGTCATTGGCCGAGTCCGTAAGCAGGAACTGCTGTGCGAGGGGAACTGCCCCGCCCGTCACATCGACCGTTGCCGGTGCGCTGGTGACGTTCGCGTCGCTCGAACTGATCGTGGGCGCGAAGGTGTAGGGTGCGGCTCCTGCCGGCGCCACGTAGGGCGCGCCGTTATCCAGAAGCTGGGCAACGAGCTGCGCGTTGCCGCCGAGGGCGATACTCGTGATTGGAAGTACTTGTGAGGACATACCATCTCCTGTATACAGAGTGAGTTGCAGCGAAAAGTTGTGAGGCGCGACCTCACGCCGGATGGCGCGGACCTCGCAGAGAAGTTGCTGAAAGAGACGTTCAATCCTGACGAGCACGTGCTCTTCTGACATTGGCTACTCCTCCACTTTGGGCAGTTTTGCCCACACGTCCGGTCGCACGACTGGATTATAAGCCCACATCGCAAGGCAGGTCGGACATTGTACGACCACCTGGCCTGTGGAAGAGTCGCACCGAATTATGACTTTCTCGGAATTGCCGCACGCTGGGCAGATCTGCCTGCGCTTCACCCGCCGCGCGCGGTAGTCGGCGCTCAGAATCGGGAACCGGCGGATCAGCCAGAGAATGAACCGAGCGAGCATCAGGTCGCCTCCACAGCGCCGACCAGGCTCGCGAGAGATCGCCCGGCGATAAGGGCCTCGAGGGTTTCAACTGCCGTGCTTACCACCAAGTGGCGGTCGACCGCCCGATCCTTCCTCTC